AACCACCTGTCCTTGTTGTTCGGGGGCTAGAATATCCACGCTACTGATCCTGGCTTTTATCTTGGGGCTATCAGTATGACGCAGTTCGGTATTGGTTTTGCCTTCTGGGTTTTCTTCATCTTCTGTATCCGTGCATACGACAAACGCCCAGACGACACCATAACCACCCCAGAGGCGCTGCACCTAGCTACATCCATGGCCTACGTCTTCTGGGGTATTGGCTGGGCTCTGGCCTGGGTTGCCGATGTGATAAAATTAGCAGTAACATGAAAACATTAAATCCTTGTACCGACCCGACGTTCTTGCTCAACCCAAGTCCTTGCGCCCCAAGCTCAAGCGCTACGAGCCCAACGTTCACGGCCAGGCTGTCACGCCATGACCTGCCTACTATCCAGTTGACAACTGCGCTTCTGGCCACTGGCCAGCTGCAGGTGACGATACCAACGCCGTTCCCGACACGTGGTATCTGGCAATTGACAGTAGGAACGCCGACCTGCTGCTGCACCTCTGAGCGCGTGTTCATCGACACCTGCTCGCCAATGGCCAACGTCCCTACGCACACCGCTACGGGCGACAGCCAATCGACACCAACCAACCCAGTAACAGTATGCTGCTAGGCTTCAGGCAAGGGGCTGCGCTATTCGCGATGGTCGTCACAATCGTGCTATTCACAGCAACCATGCTAGTGTATGGTTTGGGTTTGACCATCGGCGCATGTACCTGGTCGACACAGCTCGTCACCATTGTCGCGCTTAACGACATTATGGTAGGCGCTATTATCTGGAAGACGTTGAGTTGAGCCAAATCGTAGCGCTGCCCGCGTACAACTGGAAGCCTAGAGCAGACCAGATGCCTACATGGTCGGCAATGATGAACCCGAAGATCAACACGGTTGTGTGCGCTGCGCACCGTCGTTTTGGTAAGGATGAGTTAGCACTGCAGGCCACAACGATTGCAGCCATGCAACGCACCGGTTCTTACCTGTACGCCCTACCGCAATACAGCCAGGCGCGTAAGGCTTTGTGGGCAGGTATCAACGCGCGAACCGGACGTACCCGTATTGACGACGCCATACCCCCTTCGATCATCCGAAAGAAAGATGACAAGTCCATGCTTGTGGAACTGGTCAACGGCTCTACGATTCAGTTGGTCGGAAGCGATCAGCCGGACTCGCTGGTAGGTGCGGGTATTGTTGGGTATGTGGCGTCTGAGGCCGCGCTCTCAAACCCAGCGGCGTTCTCGTTTATCCGCCCCATGTTGTTGGAAACGAACGGCTGGTCGATGCACATCAGCTCACCGCGCGGTAAGAACAGCTTTTACAAGTTGATGGAGGCCCACCGCAATAACCCCAACTCGTTCATCACCACGCTAAGCGCCAACGACACAGGCGTGTTTACTCCCGCACAACTCAAGCAAGAACGGCACGAGTACATCCAGGAACACGGCGCAGCCATGGGCAACGCTCTGTTTGAGCAGGAGTACCTGTGCTCGTTTGAGGCCGCACGCATCGGCGGAGTGTGGACAGCCGAACTCGCAAAGTTAAAATCAAGCGGCAGGTACGGTCCGTGCGCCTACGATCCTAGGTATCCCGTCGATACTTCGTGGGACCTGGGGGTGGCTGACGACACAGTGATACTTTTCTGGCAGAATATAGGGTCTGAGTCCCGTCTCATCGACGTATACAAAAGCAACAGCAACGGGCTTGAGCACTACGCCAAGGTACTATCCGACAAAGGTTATTTTTATGGTGATCACTGGGGTCCGCATGACATAGCCAACCGCGATTGGGGTACCGGCACAAGCCGTATCGAGCAGGCCGCACGCCTGGGGCTAAACTTTAAGCGCGTCCCCAATACACCTAAGAATGATCAATTGTCCTTGGGCGCACAGCTTATCAACAGAATGATAATTAACAACACTCCGGATCTGGATTCCGGGGAGTCTGCCTGTGGATATGCGCTGGAGTGCTTTGAAGAATACCATTATGAGTACGACGAAGTGCGAAAAGTTGCATCTAGTAAGCCTGTGCATAACTGGGCAAGCCATTGTTGTGACGCGCTAATGACTTTTGCAGTAGCCAAAGCCCGGGATACCGGCTTTGCAGCCCCTCGAACCGTAGACATCAAGCAGCATGGAAGCACCTACCCACGCGTCTCTGATATAATGCGCCGTCAAACCAAACAATCCGGCTCCATGTGGGGCTAATAGAGGACTTCGCGCATGAATTTAGAAGCAGCAGCCGATGAAATTGCCACGCTAGTGATGCAAAGGCTGCGGGCTGCCAAGCAAAAACGTGAGAGCAAGCCTATTTTCCAGAACAAATCGTTTGATACCATGCTTCGCCAAGCGAACGAGCAGTACAAAAAGGTTTATGACACCGAACTTTCGGCCCGGATCCAGGCAACCTTCGGTTTTTGCCCCGTCCGGTACGTGTCTCTCACTCACGAGAAAGTTTCGGCCGCAAGAGCTTGGAAGACATCCCTAGCTGTCAACGCTTTAGACCGCATCGTTACGTGTGTACCTACCCCTGAGCCTGATCTCGACGACTTTTCCCGTGAAACAATACGTCAGTCCATCGAGGCCGACCTACGTAAACGGATTTTGGAGCGCGGCAACGGGGTAGGCGACACACTCGTAGACGCCAACGGCAAGATCGAGAAGGTTGTCAAGGATTTCATGCTGCGCGAAGCTCAAAAGCTCAAGGCTGTAGAGCAAATGCGACTGGTCGGTGTAGCAACCGAGGGTGCAAAGCGTGCAACTACAAAGATGCGCGACCACATTATCCAAGGCGGGTTCCGAAAAGCGTACAGCCAGATCACGCACAACCAATTCCTGTACGGCATGGGTATTGCCCGCTTTCCGTCCTGGCAAAACGTGCAAGTCCTGAACCATTCAGGCAAAGGCACCAAGCGTTCGTTTGAAATGCGCCCTGTATTCCGGTCCGTGGACCCAGGAAACTTTTATTCCAGTGACGACGCCGAGAATATCAACGACTGCACCGGTAACACTGAGCTTTCACGCGTCACCAAGGCGCAGCTCGTGGCCATGGCCAAGGACAAGCGCTACAAGCGCGACGTGATCGAGAAGATCTTGGTTAAATTCGCTGAGACGGACCGCGCGTGGCTGTCCGATAGCTACAAGCCCGACACATCCGCAGGATACTGGGAGCCGGACGAGCACATTGACTTGTGTATCCACGAGGGATTCTTTAACGGGCAGGACCTAGAGAAGATCGGCGTCACAGGCATCAAGGCAACGGACACAGTGAACGCTCACGTCGTCATCTGCGGGGGTATGACCATCCTTTGCGAAGCAGAGAAGGCACCCGGTGGACTTGACCGCACATACAGTATCATACCGTTCCAGGTTATCGGCACAGGCATCTACGACGTCGTCGGAATCCCACACGTAATCCGGGATTACGAGGAACAAGTCAACACATTGATGCAAGTGTTTGAGAATAACATCGCATGGGCGACAATGCCTCCGTTGATGAAGAACAGCACCGTGTTTAAGAACCCGAGCGATGCAATCAACATCGCTCCGGGCCAACAATACGAGATCGCTGATATGTACACAGGCGGTGCAACGCCTGATCCACTGCGCTCTATGCGCACGGTCAGCGCCCAGTACCACTTGATTATGTCGGAGATCAACGCCATCATCCGTATGGCGGACAGCGCATCAGGCATTCCGTCTTTTGCGTACAGCGGCAACGACTACGGTAAGTCTTCGCTTGGCGAGTTCAGCGCACGGCTTTCAAGCGCTATGCGAATCGTGAAAGAGGCGGCTCTCATGGAAGACACAGCGCTTGAGGGCAGCTGGAGAGCATTGTTCAATCACCTCATGGAAAACGAAAAAGGCTTTGCTGAAGGCATGGACGTTGACCTGCAGATCCGGGGTATTACCGGACTACTCAGCGAAGAAGAAGTTACACGTTCACGTCAAGCAGTGCTGGGCATGGTGATGACAGGGGTTGATCGAGGCACTATTCCTAAAGAGATCGAGACATTCGCGGTACGCCGCGAGCTGGAGGCCGCAGGCATACCGGCTGCCGAGCTGGGCATGGACTCAGCGATCTTGGACAGCGCTACCGCATCAGCAGCGGGTATGCCCACGCCTGTGATGGGTGCAGGCCAGATCCCGCAGCTGGACGGCAGGTCTAATCAAGGAATGCCGCAAGGCGCAGTGCTCTCACCATCCGGGGCTGAGACAGGGATTCGCTAACAGCAAGGGTTCTATATACCTACTGCGATATAATGTCGGCCATGACTACAATCGCAGGCAAATCTACAAAAGTGGGTGATGAACTCTGGCATTCTGGCTTGCGCCTTTGGGCCCGAGTAACTGAGCCAGGAATTGTCACGATCAAAGGTATCAACGACCAAGTTGTGAAGTACACCTTCACCACGGGCGGCCTCATCAACGGTAAGAAGCAATTGAGCTGGCACCAGCCGCTTGAGTTCGACGTACCATCACGCGATATTACAAAGTACCAAGCGTTACTGAACGCTGCCTACGCCCAATTCGGAGCCTAACATATGTCAGACTGCTGCATAAATTTAAATGCAATTCCGCAACCTGCAGTAGCCGGCCCCGCTCTAGCAGACGCACACCAAACGCCATGCGACATGGCCACATACGTAAAGATTTGTGAGCCTGATCCACCATCACCCATCATCGGTGAAGATTGCCTAGGCGCACCGATATCTGTTGTAGCGCCTAAAGCCGTACTCACAGTACCAGCGCCAGGCGCTGTGCAGATGGTTAAAATCTGCAAGCCAACAGGCGAGTTCGAGCGCGAATACGCCACACTCTGCGCACCAGACGGCACTAAAGTTCTTGTCGTTACCGCATGGGACACCGCCGCACCACTGGCCACAGCCCCAGTCGTTGAGACATACACCCTTGCTGGCGCGGTATACGCCGGAGATCGTGCGCTGTTGGTGGATTGCGCAGCGGAGAAGCTGGACATCGTGTCCGAAGAGTATTGCTCCGGTGGATTCACGTACGAACGCATCAGTTTTTATGATGTCAGCTCTACACCACCAACACTAGCCTCAACACTGTGGCGTGATCAATCAGGCGCAGCAGTAGCAGACCCAGGCCCAGGCCAAGTTGGTGCGTGCCCACCAGTAATTGCTGATCGACCCGTCAAAGTATGGCATGAATCAGTTACCTCAACTCGATCAATCCAAGACATCGTAGCTGCAACAGGCACCGTGCATGTGCAGTCTATCACTGTGACAAACGTAGGCACGCAGCGTGCCACAATAGAAGATGACTTTGGCAACCAGACACGTTTGTACCCATCACAAACATGGTCGTGGTCAGCTATCACAGGGCAAGACGCGTGGGATACATTGGGTTACTCCGCTCTCACCGTTGATGCAACCGGAACGGATGTCCATGTGACAGCCACAGTATTACCATAATTTAAGGAAAAACCATGTCGATTACAAACGGTAGCTTTTCAGCACCAATCGCCCCCGACTTAGCCAAAGAGCTCGAGTCACAAGTAGGCACCATCTTAGCAGGCGCAGGTGTGCCGATGGTGTTCAACAACTTGCAGCCACAGCAAGGCGCAACTGTTTACAACGTGTCCAACAACGTCATCCGTGGTACTGTCGTCTTGACAGCTGGCACAGTGGCTGTAGGCGCTGCAGCAACACGCACATTTACTGTGCCTGCAGGCGGCACATACAGCTTTGACCTGGCGGACGAAGGCGTTACCGATTCCGCAACAGGCGCAATTGGCTCTATCGACAGCATCAGCATTGTCCCTGTGACCGTGCCTGCCGTCGCCGGTGTAGCCGAAGCATCAACCTTGGCTGTGGCAGCTGCCGCAACTGCAGGTTATGTGGTTGTGAACTGGGCCTCTGCCTAAGTCAGGCTAGAGCGCCTTGGTTCTAGCCACTTTGAGCTAGGGCGCTCTGTCAAGAATTAACAGGAGTAACACATGGGCTTAACAGTCGGAACAAACGGCATCATCGTGCAGGAAAACGATGTTACCCAACTTATCCAGCCTTTGGTTGCTGGTAACAATGTCATCACAACACCACTAGGCACACCCGTCTATGAAGTTGAAGTTCGCAACAACGCTAACGGAAACATCATCACAGCGGCGGTGGTTGCACAGACAACTACTAGCTTCACGGTAAATGTGGCTGTAGCAGTTGCACAAGCTCGAATCCTCTGGGATAGATAAGGAAATAACATGGCAGCATTAGAAATCAATTCAGCTTTATTGCGCGAACGAATCCCCACTATCACCCTTGGCGCTTCTGGCGTTGTGGGTACGGCAGCGGCTACCGTAGATATTGTCAGCAACATTGGCGTTACAGCTTCTGTGGCTGGTCTTACATTTACACTACCTAACCCAACTGACACGCGCTCAGGATTGAGTACAGTAGTTATGAACACTGGCACCAATACTTTTTCGATGTACGCAAACTCGGTTAAGCCAAGTCAATACATTGAGTTGATTTGGGGTATTGAGGATTTATCATGGCACAGCCCTTCAGTTCCGCAAGAATCTGCCGCTGATTTTTGGCGCTCTGGTTCGCTTACAGGTTTAACACCTGATGGCACTACTGATACCCAAGACGCTATTTTCCGTTCTGGACAAACCGTTGTAGACACTGGCGCAAACGGTGACTCAGGATTAACGCTTGATGACCTTCGCTCACGTAACTCTACCCAATTAACAGCGGGTGATGGCGGCGTAACTGACACCAACATGACTGCGATTGGCGTAGACCTATTAGGTAAAGTGCGTCTAGCAAATGGCGTGTCAGTGCCTGACCTGCGCGCGACCAATCCGAACCCACAAGATTATGCGGCGGGCGATAGTTATACATTCAAGACCGCAACTGCTATTGGCTTAACCGCCACTCAGTTTCCGGGCTTGCAGACCTACGTTCTTTTAGAGACTCAGCGTCGTTATTCAAATGCGGCTGACTTTTCCGGCGGCCAAGTATTCCAGCGTGTGACGTTAGATGATGGCCGTAAGATTTATCGTACAGGCACTAGCGCAACCACATGGGGCGCATGGCAATATGAAACTCAGCTACAGACCGAATTTAACTTGCAAGATTTATTGCAGATGAATGGTCAAGCGCGAGTATCTTTAGCTGGTGAAGTCACCTGGACAAATCGTTTAATTACGATGACTGCGGGCATAACACCACAAGAAGCTACAGCATACCACGACGTAGTTATGCCAGCTGTAGGTGCAACTATACCAGTTCAGGGCGGAGGCACACGCACAGTTGTTGCTGCTACCGTAGGACAAGTAGCCGCAACCGGAGGGGTTTTGCTAAATGTATGGGAGACTCTCTGGTATCGTGCAACGCGTGGTACTCCGTTCAATGTTATGGGAAACAATTTTTTAATTACGCCCTATACAAGCACAGCCACCGGAACACCAGGTATTCTAAACGGAGTCAGTTATCCGGGTACGCATCCAGGTGAGTGGATCCGGGTTGTCAGCCGCGATGACAACAATATGTTCTATTGGGGGACCAAAGACGTTGTTGGTTTAGGCGGTCAGTTTGGCGGCGGCACAGATGTAACGGCTGCTGTATGGGCAGCGATGAAAAACCGCGCTCAAGGAGAAGGTTATTTTTACGCTACGTTTGCCACAGGAATACCGCAGCGAGTGGGTTTCACAGGTAGTATTCGTTGGATAGACGGCGGCTCAAGAACGTACATTAACTCTAACGGTTTTGTAGATGTAAACCAAGCAGGTCGTGCAGCGGGGACTGTTGTAATCGGTGTCAACGGCGCAGCTAATCGTACATGGGAAACTGTGACTGCGGCAGACGCCATTGCCAAATTTGGCGGCGCTCAACGTGGAAATTTTCCGATTACCGCAGCTTCAACTGTTGTTCAACTAAACGATAACGAGACACTGTATTATGCAGCATCGGATACAGGTGCTATTAATGCTGGCTCATGGTATGTTGCAGGGTACGTCGGGAGCGTAGCAATTCCTGTAAATTGGCTTCCTGTATTTAGCTATCAACTTACAGGTGCTAACTCCACAACTCAGGTATTGGTAGGCGGAGTACAGCGCAGCTTACGTGCAGGTGATGCTATCTACATGGGAAAAGCGGACGGTGACTTAGACCGCTTGCATCGTCGCATGGGTGTTACCCACACAGGTTTGAAATACACGCGCTGGACGCACGCAGGATTCTTTGCAGGTGCAGGCGCGAATGGTAACATCCAAGGCGCAGAAGGTGTACTCATATCTTGGGACCCAAACCAGATGATGTACGGCATCTCTGACGGCTATGCATCTTGGGGCAACCAGTACACCTACATTAATCCACCCGCTGTAGGAACCGCCATCCCTGTTGCAAGCACTAACGGAGCAGTAGCAATAACGCGTGTCGTGCAAGACATTTCTGGAAGGGCATACATTCCTGTAGGCCCATGGGAAAGCCTATGGTTTATCCCTCCTGCATACAGCGGCGGATCCGGATCTGTAAACGCGGATTTTGTAATTACACAATACGCAGCCAACCACAACGTACCCCTGGGCGCAGTGCGTGTCGCGCATTATAATTCTGCTCTTGGTATAGCGGGAACAGGAGTAGGTAAGTCTCGCAT